TTTGTAGATTTAACAGGCAACAGAGCGTACGGAGACTTTGGCAATCATAATTTACAAGATAATAAATTTCAACCACAAGTTCATTTAAGTATAGGATGTGATTTTAACGTAGAACCAATGTGTTGGGTTTTGTTTCAATGGATTCAAAACAAAATCATTATATTAGATGAAATAGTATTAGAAACTGACGCTACAACGCTCCAGGCGATTACAAAAACGGTATTTTGGTATAAACAAAGAATGAAATTTGCTTCTGAAGAGCAGAGAAGAGCAATGCATGTAGCAATTTATGGCGATTCAAGCGGTTCAGCACGGACAACGGCAGGAGAATCGGATTACATAATCATAAAGAATTACTTAGATAAAGAAAATATTAGTTATGCTTCACAAGTTCCTGATGCTAATCCTCCTGTTAAAGACCGTTTAAATAGCGTGAATAAGGGTTTAAGAGAGGAAAACATATTAATTGATAGTAAAGCATTAACACTTATAAGAGATCTTAGGCAAGTTAAAACAAAGTCTGACGGTTCAATTGATAAGCGGAGGAAGAATCTTACACACGCATCGGATTCTCTAGGATATTGTGTTATGAAGCTTATGCCACTGACAATGCCACAACATATAGCAGTAGGTAACATGTTTGACCTTTAGGATAAGCTGCCGTGGAGGTAGGAGGAGGGATTGTTCGAGTTATATTTAGTAATATTTATAAAATATTTAATAAAGCGTAAAAAAGGGAAAAGACAACTTTGTAACTCATGAAAATAGAAAAGGAGTTAATTAATGTTAGATGTAAAGGACACAAATAACACATTATTAAAAGAAGCGCAGAATCAAGCGGTTTTTATAGAAAAGCATTATTCAAAACAGAGAAGCGAGCTTGTGAGGAATGAGGATTTCTTCAATGGCGATCAAGAACAATACATACCACGTGTTGGAGCAGAAACAAAATCTCAATGGAATGAACGAGAGAAATTAATAATAAATTTTACACGTCCAATAATTGAGAAAAAAGCTTCCATATATGAAGGACACGCAACGAGAACCATAGTTGACAATGAAACTTTAAATACATTAATGGAAGGTGTTTGGAAAGATAAACATGGAACGTTTCAGAAAATCGACTTACAAGCAGAATTAGCGGGATTCTCATGTGTTAAAATATATTATGAGGAAGTAACAGATACTATATATTATAAACCAATATCAGCACAATATGTATTTCCTTTGGTTGATGAAGAGACTGGCAGAGTATTGGCAATATGTTTGAGATGGGAGAAATGGATAAGAGTTGGTAATAAAGAGAAAAAAGTTATATATGATCAAATATGGACAGATACAGAATATCAAGAATATGAAGATAATAAATCGCTTGGTGAACCAACGGAACATTTATATGGTTGTTTACCTTTTGTATTCTTTTTTGCTTCTGAAAGAGATAGGGAATTTTACAGTCCTCCTGCAAGTAATGATACAGTAAAGCAGAATCAGCAAATCAATGTTATGTTATCTGATTTGAGACACGTATGCAGATATCAATCATTTTCAATTCTGAAAATAACTAATTGTGAATTTGATGCTAAGGGAAGGGTAAAAATTGATAAGGTTGATGTAGGACCAAGTAAAATGGTAGGACTTGGTAAAGGTCAGGAAATGGATTATATAGCTCCTACTGCAGCTATTGACGAATTGTTTAGTATATGTAAATTTTTAATTGATAAAATATTTGAGACAAGCCAAGTTCCTGCTGTTGCAGTATCACCAAGTTTATCAAGTGCTTCTGGAGTATCTTTAGAGATTCAATGGTACCCTTTAAGCAATTATTTACTGAAGAAAAGGAGTTCTTATAGAGGATCTGAAATGGAATTATGTAATAAAACAATAATTGTATGGGAGCATCAGCATGGAAGGGGCGGAAACGAAATTCCAGAATATCAATTCACAATAGATTTTGATGAGAAGCAAGTACCAACAAGTGAAGAACAGCAAAGAGAGACAGATAAATTTGAGATAGAGCTTGGTATAGAAACTGCAGTAGATATTTTAATGAGGATTAATCCTGATTTAGATGAGGAAGGCGCAGAGAAGTTAATTAGAGAGAATCTGGAATTAACAAGGAATCTGTTTGCTATACGAACAGATTTGAGCCCAGAGGAAACACTTGCTCTGGAAAATAAGATAAAATCCGCTTTTGTAGAAGAGGGGGAATAAGATGAATTTTATTTGGAAATGTATGAAGGAAGATATAAAAGATTTGATAAATTATGTACATGAAGCTTATGGTACACTTGTACAATTAATAGGGGTTATGGGGCTTGGTGCAGGAATAGCTTTAGAGATTAATTATGGAGCAGATATATATTTGGTGCTGATTACATTAGGAAGCATAGTTTTTGCAATAGGTACGAAAATTAAGGGAAATTAATATGGAATATATTAAAGGACTGGATGATTTAGCATTAATAGCAGATAAAGCCCTTGATAGGATGAGCAATACATCTTCTGGAGAGTTTTTAATTATAATAAAAAAGGCTAAAAAAGCTACTCAGAAGGAATTATCTAGATTAATTGGAAGATTGTCTTTAACTAATGATCCAGAAGGAATAGAAAGCGATATAATAAGAGTACAACATTCTTTAGATAATATAGAAGTGCTTCAGAAGAAGTTAATAGTAAATGCAGGTATGAAATGGGAAGAGATAGTATTCCCAAAGATACAGAGATTAGGTCTCAAAGACTTTAACAGATTTGAGAAGTTGGTAGGATTGCCATTAAGTGGCTTTGGCAAGATAGATGAGTTACAATTGAGAGTAGCTTCTGAAAGTTGGAGAGGGATGCTAGGTAAGTTCACAGATGATAATAAGAAATATTTATCAAGCATGTTAACAGAACACATAATGTCTGGTGTAGGAGATAAGAAGGCTTTAGTAAAGAAAATAACTGAACAAGTTCCTCCTAGTTCGCCATTGAGAGGCGGAAGGATTAAGAACTTCGTTAATGCAGAGTTAGCAAGAATTAATAGAGAAACTTCTGCGGTTCGAATGCAGGCTTATGAAAATTTTCGTCTGAGTGGACCTGTTGATAGCAAGACTTCTAAAATATGTCTAAGAAATGTCGGCTTTATTCGTACTAAAGAGGCTTGGATTACAATTAAGAGTGATATATTTTCATACGGACTTCACTATGCGTGTAGACACAAATTATATCCCGTTAAAAGGGAATGGTTAAAAACAGATGCAGAACGCTCTGCTTTTGATAACGGCAGCAGAGTATTACATAGTCAAAAAGATATGGAATTTATACAAAACGCTTTAACATAAGGAGGTGAATATGAATTAAAAACTAATACTAATTGCAATTATTAAATAAAAATGTAAACAATTTTAAGGAGGATTTAAATCATGGCTGACGAAAATGACAAGAAAGTAAAAGACAATGAAAATTTAACTGCAAAGGATCCGGGACATAAGGATTATGACCCACTGAAGGATGCAAAGGTAAGGAAGAATACAGACGCACTGCATAGCCAATTATCTTCAGTAAATTCAGAAAAGGATAAACTTGCGAAGGAAGTAAAGGAATTAAAAGATAGTTTATCAATTTTTAATTCTGAGAAAAAGAAGAAAGAAGATGAGGGAAAGACCGAAATGCAAAAACTGCTTGAGAGAATTGATAAATCTGATCAAGATATAAACACTTTAAGAGTAGAACGAGATGCGGATAAAGTACAGTACGAAACCACTTTAGGTAAAATGAAAGCTAAAAACCTTACACAAGAATCCCTCCTGAAAAGGGGAGTCGTTGTGAATCCTATGGAATTAAGAGGATTAATTGGTGAAATAACTGATAAGTTGTCTGAAATGAAGAGAGGAGATGATGAGAACGAAATCGTTAATGGTGTTTTAGATGGTTTTGAATCTTCAAACAAGGAGTTTAAAGAAAAAGGTTTTGTAAGAAATAAGGTTCCTGGAGATGCTCCAGGAGTTGGAGCGAGTTCCTCAGATCTGCTTAGTAAGTTAAACGTAGCAAGAGAAAAACTAAGAACCACAACTAATCTAGCCGAACGAAGAGTTTTGGATAGGGAAATTGATGGTATTACAACTGAAATAATCAAAATGAGAAATCAAAAGAAATAGCAAAAAATAAAGTATAAAAAATAATGAGGAGGTGAAAAAATAAATGACCGATTTTAATTATATAACTGTAGCGGATGTCGATACTATAATTCCGGAGGTTTGGTCTGATAGATTGCATTATGAAGCTTATGCAAAACAACAGTTTGCTAAACTAATGGGAGATGAAGGTTCTGGTATGCCTGTTATTATGAAAACCGAATTAACAAGGGAGCCTGGTGATGTTGTAAAGGTTCGTAGATTTAAGAATCTTACTGTTGATCCTGCAACTGGTGTGGCAAAGGGAACGGAGGAAAAATTAGTTCCACAAGTCAAAGCTATAACTCCTGAGTTAAAGAGAAAACCTGTAGCTTGGGAAGCACGTGTTCCTACAGAAACTGGTATAGCTTTTAGAAACTTAGCTGTTAGGCAGCTTGGTGTAAACTATGCGGAGTTTTTGGATAAGAATATGTGGTCTGTAGCAACTGGTGCTGGTACTGGTTTTTCTGGTGTAGCTCCTACTAAAATTTATTCTGGTGATGCTACTGGTTTAGGCAATATTGATGCGGCGGATATTTTCACTGTTGATGATATTGACAAAGCTAGAGAATTGCTCGAAGAGAATAATGCAAAACCTGTAGGTGGAGAAGATGGATATTTCATCCTCTTAGTTCATACTAGACAAGCTTATGATTTAGGCAAATCTGCAAAATGGCGAGAATACAATGAACATGCTGATGTTAGAGGTTTAGACAATTGGTTGTATCAAGGCGGAAAACCATTTCCTATGTTAAGTGATCCTAAGATTTTTGGATACTTCAATGGAGTGGCTGTCCTGAAAACCAACAACTGTCCTTTGACTGATAGTACTGGTTCACCTGTAATCAAAACTGCTTGTGGAGTAATGCTGGGTCAAGAAGCACTCGCAAGAGGTGTTGGAGCTTATGTGACTAAAACTGGAGAAGAGTACGGAGGTATTCAATATATTGAGGATTCTGATGATTATGAGAATGAGTTTGCAGTATGTGCTGCTTACAATTTCGCGGATATTATCTTAACTTCTGAATATTTACTTCAGATTGTTAGTGCTGCTGTAAAACCAACATAAGATAGTAATTTATGAGGGGAGGGAATAATTCTTCCCCTCTTATTTTAAAAACAACAAGACAAGGAGAATAAAACAATGATAATTTTTAAAGTAAAAAGTAAGCTGGACAGAGTTAAAAGAATCAAAAATCCTTTCGTAGATATTTATGATCCAAACTACAGAGCTGTTTTTGAACCTGGTAAAGTAGAGGTTGTGGAACAGAATTTTTATAATTTTTTAAAGAGCTACCCAACTATGTTTGATTTCGAGGAAGAGTCTGTGGAAGATGTAGGACTTCGTGTTGTAGCTTTAGAAAACAATTTGGAAGATGTAGGACTTCGTTTTATAGCCCTTGAAAATAGAATGAGTGAGGTAGATGCAATATTAGCTGAAATAAGAGTAAAAGAAACACCTAAGAGAACATATAATAAAAAAGTAAAACTAGAATCAAAACAGATTGTAGTACCTGGAAAAGATGTTGTTTTAGATACAGAAAAAGTTAAATCAGAATCAAAAAAGCTTGTAGTAGCTGGACAAGAAGTTGATCCAGATATAACAGTTTTATAAAGATAAAGGAGAGGTAAACAATGGCAACAGGGGGAAACTATATAAAAGAAATAAATCAACTCATATTCCCGAATGGAAAAGTATTTGAAGATTACCTTGATGGGAAGATTACTGAACAAGAAAAAGATAATGCTTTGTATGAATTGATTGTGAATGCAGAAAATTGGTTAGATAGTCAATTGAGAGGACAAACGGTTACACCAGCGTTACATATAGAAGCGGAATGCAAACAAATAGCTCTGGAATATACAAGATATTTAGTATTGAGAGATAATTATTTGTTTTATGGAGCAGAGGAAGTAAAACTTAAAAGCGATTTGTATTTAAACGGTGCAAAAAGTTTATTAAAAATTCTTTCATATAATGCAAGCGCAAGCATTCCTGTTGCAAACGATCAAAATAGTGGGGACGGAACTATAAGCGCAGTAACAGTAGATTCAGAATATACTATTACAGAAGATTGGACAATAGTTTTTGATTCAGAATATACTTATGATGTTTTTGGTTCAGTATCTGGTTATTCATACAGCGGAGATATTAGATTAAATGGAGGAAAATACCCTATTCTTGGAGATGGAGAAGTTTCATCAATTTATTTTACTATTACAGAAGGGGAAGAATATTATTTTGCTGCGTATGATACGTTTACATTTACAACTTACGGTCCAAGTTATATAAAAACAGCGATTAAAACATTTGATGTTGAATTATCTTATTAAGGAGAATGTTAAATGGATGAAAAAGATAAGAGAATAAAAGAACTCGAGGATATGTTTAGAAAACTTATAAAATATTTTTGCGAGGCAATTGATACTTTTTTAGAAAAAACAAAGAGGGAATAATGGATATTAAACAACTTCCAGAAGACATAAAAAGACTTGCCGACTTATTACATAGCAATACAAAAACATTAATGAGAGATATTGGCAATATGTTTTTAAGTAATACAGAGACAAAATGGGAGCATCGTGGAGAGGGAGAGTTATATCAAGGAGAGAAATGGCCACCTCTTGCAGAATCCACAGTAAGAATGAGAGGGGGAGACAGAACTCCAATGTTAATTCGTACTGGAGATATGCATACGGCATTAGGAGTTGATTCAGACGCAGATAGTGCTGAAATATATTTTAAAAGCCCAGAGGATATTAAGTATAAGAGGCACCATAAGGGAAATTCTAATTTACCACAGAGAATAGTGTTAGATATTTCTCCAGAAGATGAGGATGATATTGAGAACATGGTTGATGATTATGTTTTAGATATGATGAAGAGGATATAAAATTATGGCTAATAAAAATTATTTAAAGAATAAGAAGAAACAGAGAACACAAAAACCAGCAACAAAAGAAGATATTAAAAAGCTAGGAGCATGGTTGAAGCGGCATGGTTTTAAGATAAGAGAACTTAAAAGGAAATAATGAGACCTTATAAACCCAAGTGGGCTCAAAAACATAGAAGTTGTGGTTATTTTGTCTGGTATTTTGTTGTAGAAACAATAATGGGAATTATAGGATTATATATTTGGTATTTTATTTTATACGGAGGAATGTAAATGGGACTTTTAGCAATACGTAAAAAACTTAGAGATCAGCTTGCCGCAAGAACAGATATAGACGATATGTTTTCAAAGGTTATAGAGGATTCACAACCTATGCCAGTCAATACAGATTGTATTGTAATTAGAAAACACAAAGTTAGTGAATACAGAGAAGAGTTTGGCGAAGGTTTGAATAAGACAATAAAGTTTGAAGTGCTAATAGATTGTATTATGATGAGGAGAGATGAAGAAGAAGGAGATGAAGCTCAGTTAAGAGCAGATCAGATTGTAAGGGAAGGAATCTGTTCTGACCCGACTTTGGGATGTCTGGTGGATGATTGTAGTCCTACATATACTGAATGGGGACAAGAGCAAAAAGCATCTAACAGATATCATACTATTGTACATTGTGAAATACACGCTTTTTTAAATCCTACTAATAGATAGGAGATATTTTTAATGAATGTTATTGTAAAATGGGGTGAAGGTTGTGTAACACAATTAGGAGAGTTTAGAACAGATAAATTAGTAGAAATTCCAGAGAATATGGCAAGGATTTGGATATCCAGAGGGCTATGTCATATTCCAGAATGCATAGAAATTACTTATATAGGAATACACAATCAACATACTTTAAAATATGGGGATGAAAAACTAGTATTAAACAAAAACAAAACAAGATCATTGCCTAGAGAAATTGTAGATGATATATGGAGAGATAAAAGATTACAGGATTGTTTTATATTTGGAAATGTTAGTAGTAGAGAATCAAAAATATTAATTGATAAGAAATCAGAAAATAAAGGTTGTTATGTAATAAAATATCAAGGAAATGGCGGGGATGTTTTGAGAGCAACTGCAGTAGCGGAGACTTTGTATAAAGATGGATACAATGTTAGCTTTATAGTTAAAAAGGAATTTAAGTGTTTGTTAAAAAACAATCCATATATTAAATATACAAGAACTACAAGTTCTTCGAGTTCTGGAATTCCTGATAATTTAATAGATTTAGATATGATTCGAGTTCATGGAGCAGAAGCAAAAAATATATTAAGAATAGATACATGGTTGGAAGAGCTTGGTTATGAAAACAGCATTTATAGAAAGTCAAGTTACTTTCCAACAGATTCTGAAATAGCTAAAGCAAAGAAAATTATAAGAAATCAGAATAAATTAGTAATAGGATTGGGTATCAATGCATCTGTTGCAGGAAAGCGTTGGGATAAATTTTTAAAGCTAATAAAGGAATTGAGAGATAGGGAATACGAAGTAATAGTTTTAGATACCTTTATAGATGGTAAATATAAGCATGAAATAAGGCAAATGGCCGCACTGGTGGCTGTATGTGATGTTATTATATGTAACGATAGCCTTATCCTTCATATTGCAGGTGCGTTAGATAAACACTGTATAGGATTATTTGGAAATACAGATGGAAAAGTTACGTGTCAATCATATTCAAATTGCAAAGTTGTTCAGGGTAAATGTTCTGAAGCTGATAAGCCCTGCTGGTATAAACAATGTAAAGATTGGCAAAGAGAGATTATGCCTTGTCTGAAAAGCATACAAGTTAAAGATGTTATAAGTGCTTTAGAGGATATTATATGTTAGAACAAAAAACATTAAAGATTTTAGATTTTTTAGTTCAGGTTCCTCATCAATTTGAGTTTGCAAAACTTGGGCATCAATTTTATTATTTACAAGAAGAGAGGAAGTATATCTGGCAGAGCAATTTGAGACCAAAATCATATAATTGTCATAAAATTTTTAATTGTAATCCTAATGAATTTGATATAGTAATTGTTCACACTTTAAAACAATGTAAAGAAATTAAGAAATGGAGAGAAACTGGAATGCTAAATAGAAATATTCCAGTTATATGTTTTTTTCATTTTTGTCCACCAGATACAAAAGCAATTGAGGAATATGCAAAACAGATCGAAGGATATAATTTGCTTTTTAACAGTTATGAAAATATGTTAGAATGGAATATGGCAAACAAAAACCAGAGAGTTATAATACATGGTTACGATTTTGATGAGTTGCCAACATGGAGGGGAGGAATAAATAATGTTTTGACAGTAGCTGGTAGAATGGGAGTGAGAAAAGTTCAAACAGGTTATAATCTTTGGTGTGAAGTTGCAGAGAATATTGATCCTACTAGATTTTATACAATGGGCGGCGAATGGCCAAATATGAAAGAATGGCAAAAAGGAAGAGTACGACTTAGCAAGGATTGGAAAGATTTAAAAAATATTTGCAGCAATCATGATGTTTATTTTAGCACTACTATGCACAGTTGTTTTCCAAGAGCGAGAACAGAAGCTTTTGCAATTGGAATGCCAATGGTTTGTACTAGCAATCATAATAGTAACATATTTATACAGCATGGCATAAACGGTTTTCGGGCGAATGAGGCCGATGAATGTATATATTACATAAAGGAATTATTAAATAATAAAGAATTGAGACAGAAATTTAGTAAAAATGCAAGAGAGACAGCTTCTGAAGTACTCTCTGGAAAACGTTATCGTCAAGAATGGAGAAACTTTATAAACGATGTGCTAGCGTTAAAAGGATATTAGTGATGAAATATGACAAGTTTGGAAACATATATGAATAAACATTTTAAACTAAACACAATGTATCAGGATTATAAGAAGGGTGTGAATACAATTTTAAAAAGTTGTATTATTAATATTAAAGAATACGAAGATTTTGATAAGTATTTAGAAGATTTGGCCAGTTTATTTCAGACAGATGTAAAGATGATAACTTTTAGACATTGGGTAGATAAAAAACTTTTAACAATTGAATTCATAGGACATGTTTTAAGTTTTAAAAAGGTTACACAAGGACAGGTTGGACATGCCAAAACATTGTGTATAAAACACATATTTGAGAGGATTTAAAAGTATATGAAAAAATAATTACAAATTAATGCGAGGGGTTTGCTGCTTGCGACAGGCCTCTCCATTTTTTAATTTAAAAAAGGAGAATGTATGAAAATCATACAATTAACACAAGGACAGGTAGCAATAGTAGATGATGAGGATTTGAGAGGTTAAACAAATATAAATGGTATGTTTAAATGAAATTACATCTTGGCTGCGGAGCAAAGTATTTTAAAGGTTATATAAATGTAGATGGATATGATTATGAAGGCCAAGATACTTCTAGAACAGATTCAAAATACGATATAAAAGCATATTTACAAGAATTGCCTTTTAAAAATAACAGCATAGAAGAGATTTTACTGGTACATGTAATAGAACATTTTTGCAGATGGAAAACAATAGATTTAATTAAGGATTTTAAACGAATATTAAAGATTGGAGGAAGATTAATAGTAGAAATGCCAGATTTAGAACAAGTTGCCAAGTTATATGTAAAACATGGACGGCATGGATGGAGACAGATAAAAACACCTTTAGGAAAATTATCAATGGCCGCTACTCAATTCTATGGAAATCAATGGGATAGTTTAGAATATGAAACGCATAGGTATTTATGGGAGAAGCAAGAGTTTGCGGATGAATTAATTAAAATAGGATTTAAAATAGAGGAATTACATAATCAAACTAAATTTCATGTTCCAGAGAGAGATTTAAGATGCATAGCAATAAAATAAAAATAGCAATGATGCGCGATAATCAGGGATGGATAGTAGATTCAATGACTGATGTTATTAAGAAGCATGCGCCGAATAATTTTGAATTTACAGATTTTCCAGTAAATATTTCTTTTAATGATTTATTGGAATTGGCAGATAGCCAAGATTTAATCTACTCAAGTTTTTGGCAACCGTTTTGCCAAAATAATCATATATTAAAAGATAACTTTCCAAGTGATAAGGTTTTGATTCAAGTACATCATCTTATGGAATTTGGAGATAGAGAATATAATCCGTGTACAAACAATCTTCTAAAAGCAAAACACATAGCTTATTATTGTAGGAGCTGTCTGGAATCATTATGTAAAATAAGATACGGAGGAAATTTATATAAATTAAATCAATATGTAGATAGTAATGTTTTTAAACATATCTCTCCTAAATATGAAAATAAATTAAACATCGGAAATTTTGGTATGATAAAAGGATTAAGAAAAGCTGCATGGGTATTAGAAAACGCAGTAGAAGATATGGATGATGTAGAATTAATAAGAACTAAAGGACAATTAAATAAAAACGATTTAATCGAGAGATTTGAGAATATTAATGTTTATGTAAGTACGTCAAACGTTGAAGGAGGACCAATGGGAGTTTTAGAAGCGATGGCTTGTGGAATTCCAGTAGTTGTCACAAACACAGGTTTTTCTGCAGACATTATAAAACATGGAATAAACGGATTTCTTATTTCATATAGAAATTCTAAAGCATTGGTTGATAGATTAGAATGGATAAGAAATAATTATGGAGATGCTCAAGTAATAGGAGAAAACGGACGAAAGACAGTTAGTAAGTATGGACCTAAAGAATTTTCGGAGCAATATATCAATCTTTTTAGGAGAATAATAGATGCAAACAATAACATTGACACAGGGACATGTTTGCTAAATTAAACATAATAAGGAGATAATTGAATGTTGTTTGAAGAAATAAAGATTGGTACACATCCAAGAACTGGAACTCATTATACAATGTCTTTGATAGCTTTAAATTTTACAACAGATCCTAATAGTTATGAAAGATTGTTTTGGACACATTTTATTATACACAAAGATTTTATTCCAGAAAAAGATATTGCATATATTACAGTTTTTAGAGATAGAGATAAAGTAATGGATTCTATGTGGAGATTGAGAGGAAGATTCGGATTAAAAGCCGAAAGCTTCCAGAAGTTTTTAACAACTAAATATAAAGATATGTTTAATGCTGAAATGAAATCTGAAACTTTAAAAGTTAGTTACAAGAAACATACTTTAGTAACAAATAAAAAAGATGAGAGTTTTAAATATATAAATTTATGTCCTGAAGAATATTATGAAATGCATAAGCAATCATGGATAGATTTTAAAGCAAGATATCCAGAACAAGTTCATATAGTACAATATGAAAGTTTGTTAGAAGATTTTAATAAAGCAATGCAAGAGTTATGCTTATTTTTAGGAGCAGATCTTATTAAATTTAGAAATATTAATTATAAAATAGGATGGATTGGATAATGTTAAGGATGTATGATTTTAAATGTAAGCGGTGTGGTAAAGTATTTGAGGAGTTTGTCGAGCTAGAAAATTTTGATGATACCCCAACAGCAACATGTTCATGTGGTTGGGAAGCTAAGAAAATCATAGGAAAAACAAATTGGCAACAAGGAAGAGTAGCTAAAGACAGTGGACGAAATAAATGGATTTAAAAAGGAGGTGATGATAAAACTTTTAACAGTTTTATAAGTTTCGCTAATATTTGGATTGCAACAGTGGAATATAATTATTAGCCATGATTTGATACAGTGTTGTTATTCATAAAAATAGCGAATGTATGAAAGAAGCCGATAAAGAAAGATTCGAGTTAAAACAATATTAGGTTTAATAGGAGACATTGCTAATGAAAACAAATGAATACGAAGATCTTAAATATCAGCTTCAGAAACTTGAAAAGATAATATTCAATTTAAAAAGTTATTTGTTTCAAGTAATAGCAGTTTTAGAAATAAGATGTAAAAACGATATTACTTTTCTAGAAATAGATGGTAAAAAACTATTAATAAATTCTGATATATGTTTGGAGTTAAAAGATTATAAAACCTTAGAAGATTTAATGTCAGCAGTAAGTCAAACAAAAGGATATAATTGTTTTTTACAACCTAACAAATACAGAACTATGGAGGTGAGCAAGCTTTCAAATTATAGATTTGAGAATAAATGGGGAATGTCAGCAATTGAGCTGGTAATTAAAATATAAAAATTATAAATTTAAAAGGAGGTGAAATTTTATGTACGGAGGAGATTTATCTGTCTGTATTCAAGAGGAAGCAACTAGAGGTTCTATTATCTCTGATAATCCATCATGGATACCTATAATGAGTCAAACATTAAAACCAGTTTTTGTAGAAGAGGAAAACGAAGAGTTTAGAGCTGACGTAGGAATACGTGAACAGTCTGAAATTATTCGAATTGCTCAATCTTGTTCTGGAAATGTAACTGCTAAAGTTTATCCCGAAGGCGGAGGTAACAAGAAAGGCTTGGCACTGTTCTTAAAATACTTATTTGGTGACGTAAATACGACACAAATAGGGTCCAGTGCTGCTTATTATCATGGATTTAAGAAATCTCGTGATCCATTTGATGATACTTGTGGAACTATTGGTGATAAGGGAATTTCTGTTCATCTGAACAGACCTACTGTTTGTAGCACCAAAGAAGATTTTCCATTCTCTGGTATGAGAGTAAGTAACGTTACTCTTACTCAAGAGGTGAACAAATCTCTGCAAATGTCTGCTGATATTTTTGGACAAAAGGCATTGGCAAGAGCTGCGGAAGTTGGAGGTGAAACTTATTCAACTGTAGGAGTGTTTAAATCTGGACATCTCACGATTAATGATGCTGTTACTCCAATAGGAGTGGCTCCTGATTATACTGGTTTTACGCCAACTGGTAATACGATTAGATTAAGATCGTTGAATATGGCTTTGCCCAATGGATTGGCAGACGCTTTTGTTTTAGGAACTGGTCATGATTATCCTGATGAAACTGATATTGGTATGATAACCGGAACGGTGACTTTGTCAGCATTGGCAAAAGACCCTGCAACTGGATTCTCAAGTATTGACACTTTTGAAAAATGGATTAATGATGTTGATATAGAATTATTTTTCCAGTGGGATAACGGTGAGCTTATAGCTGGCGCATCAAATTATATGTTACAGATTCACATGCCAAAATTGCATATAATCGATAGTAACATTGATGATGTGTTGCAAGGTGAGAATATGTTTACAATGACAGCAAGGGCATTGGTAGCAACAACTGAAACTTATGCGACAGGAATTTTTCTACAAAATTCTTGTCCTAGTATCTAAATCGAAGAAGTGCAGGGGTTTTAAAACTCCTGCACTATTTTAAAACAATATAATAGGAGACACTTATTATGAAAAATTTAGGAATTAGTTCAGATTTTGAATGGGTTAAAATAACTTTTCCAGAAGGAAATGAAATGGAACCAGATACTGAAGCAATTGCAATTGAAATGAAAGTTGCGGATTATAAAGATAAACTTAAATGGGGTAAAAAAATCAAAACTTGGACTACTACTACTGGTGGAATGAGAGGCGGAGATAAAAGAACTATGGATGATAGCAACGTAGCAGACGTAACTAAGAATATGTTCAAAGAGCATACACGAGCTGTTAGGAATCTATCAATAAACGGAGTAGAAGTAAAAACTGGATCAGAGCTTATTGAAATGAGCGGAGTTCCCGCAGCTTTAATTTCATCTATTACTGCTCTTATTATGGAAGAATCCGTAGCTACTGAGGAAGAAGTAAAAAACTAAAACTGGTCGTTGCTTTTGGTATGGCAGACGACCATAAAGAATTTGATTGTAGTAAATGTACTGAAAAGGAAAAAGAGGAAAGAGGTTGTGTAGAAACCATTGATTATATGTATAATGAAAAGATGAAAATAGGTTATTGGTATTCTGAAGAGAGAGAAGATTTATTGGATAAAGGCTCTCCAATATGGTCAGACGGAGAATATTATTGTTATTGTTGTCCTGTGGCATGTATAACTGAAGAATCTCAAGAACTTATGTCATTATACAATTTATGTAAAGATTTAACTTGTTTGCCTAGGAAGGGTGGATTATATGATCAACCTTTAAACATAATCCAAGCTTTTGGAGTTATCTCGTCAGAAATAAATAGAAAAACTTCTGAGGAGAGGGAGAAAATTAGATCAGAATCAAATCGAAACGTGACAATCCCTAGGAAAGGGAGATGATTTTAAGTGGATCGTACTTATCAAATTATGTTGAAGCTCAAGGATTTAGCTTCTGGAGATTTAAAAAAGTTTTCAGATAAAACCAAAGGGCTTGAGACAGAATCAACAAAGCATTTTAAAAAGGTTAGTGATTCTATAGGACTGGTTAAAAAAGCAGTTGTAGGATTAGTAGCCGTATTTGCAGTTCGTCAGATAGTTCAATGGTTCTCTCAATTGGCTGGTTCATTTATGTCTATGGCCATTCAGATGGAGAGGTTTGAGTTCCAATTGAGAGCCGTGATGGATGGGAATGCTAAAGCTGCAAGGGAAGCTCTGAAAGAAATCAGAGCATTCGCATACGCAACACCTTTTGAGATAGCAAAAGTTACAGAAGCTTATGTAATGATGTCCGCTGTAGGTATAGATGTTACAAAGGATATGATGACCAAGATAGGTGACGCTGCTTTTGCAATGGGTAAAGAGATTGAAGGCGTGGCAACTGCTATGGTAAGTATGGAGACAGAGGTTTTAAGACGTTTGGGTGTTATGGTTGACAGAACTGGTAAGCAAGCAATTGTTACTTCAGGAGATTTAACAATGACTGTAGCGAATAATATATTAGCAATTCGTGCAGCAGTTCTCGAAATGTTTGGTAGATTTGAAGGAGCAATGAAAGAAGCTGAAACTACATGGAGCGGAATAACAGCTATTATGGTATCGCAGTGGGATGAGTTTAAATTAGCTGTTATGGAAGGTCCTGTTTTTGAAGTATTAAAAAAATCATTAGCTACTTTCTTAGAACAAACAGAAAAATTAAAAAGAGAAGGTAAATTAGATGAATGGGCAAGGAAAATTGCTGTTGAAGTGCTCAATCTTGCAAAAGGCGTTCTTTGGTTGATAAAAGTGTTGGGATATTTACCAGAAGTTCTTTTAACAATTAGCAGAGCAGCACAAATTTTGTATGGTGGATTTGTTCAATTAATTGAAGTAGCTGTTAAATTAAGCAAAGCTCTATTTTTTGCAAATCCTGTAACAGCTTTGGGTTATTTAACTGAAAAAATAGCCGGAACTCATGGGCCATTTATGACGCTTTATAATGATCTCAATGAAATTGATGATGCTATGGATGATTATCAAGATCAATTGATGGAAGATATTAAATTAAATGTAGAAGCACAGAAAAAATGGTCTGGATATAGAGAAGAATTAGTGAAAATACTTGGTCCTATTGGTGAAATGATAGCTTTAGGTCAAAAAGAAGCTTTTGTCACAAAAGAGATGACTGCGCTTGAAAAAGAAGACATAGATCAAAAGAAAAAGAAATCTGCAATTCAGATTGCTCTTAATGCTGCTACGCTGGAGAGTTCTAAATTATTGGAAGGTTATAAAACAAATTTACAAAAAGCGGTTGATGCGCAAACAAAACTTGTAGATAGCGCAGATACAATGAGAGCTACACTTGGTGCGGCTTTTGCAAAGACTACTATGCCGCTTGATTGGATAGAAGATTTAAAAAAGGCTTTGGATCCAGAAAAAGCAAAAGAAATAATAAATAATTTTACACAGAATTTGGCAGGTTTGGATGTTGAGGGTTTAAAAATAAATTTAGCAGATATGGTAAAAGCAGGAGTAATTGATGATTCTGTAAAGCAGGATTTGATTAAACAAATAACTGTAATAAATAATGAAAGCTTTGAAGCATCTGTAGAATTGGCAAAAAAATTAAAAGTAATTAATGAAGCTCAATATAAGGATTTAATGAAGTTTTATAAAGATAATTCTGCTGCACAAATATTAGCTGCTGAAAATGTAACCAATGTTACAAATGCAGAAGGATTAAAACAAGTTAAAATTAAATGTGAGAGTTATAAAAAACAGCTTAACTGTCTGGAAGAAATGCAGAAGGAAATTGATGATATTGGTAAAACTTCTACAGAGCTGGAGATTGATAAAATAAATGAGAGATATAAAGAATATGAA